GAAATTTATTGTGACGTCTCAATATAAAATTGAAGATATATTTAATGATACTCCTACTAGGGAGGCTTTGAACAGAAGATATGTTGTAATAGAAAAATTTATTAATCAAAATATAATTATTTAAGCGAAGTTTGATTTTCTGTTGTTGTCCACAGTTGTTCCAGCTGCATCTGAAATTGTCCAAATGGAATTTGCAGTTGGGCTGTTGTCTGGATTAATATTTGCAGTTGCGTTAATTCCCCTGAACGTTTCAGTTATTTTTGGATACTCGTTACACATAACAGCAGTGTATTTGATGTTCGATGTGAAAACTACTTTAGAAGGAACTGTGCTAACAGTTGTGTTTTCGTAGTCTGGTCCAATTCCGACAGATCCTGGAATTCCTCTGCAGACTACTAATATTTGCATTGTTATTCCTCTGACTGTGTAGTTATCTCGAACATGTTCATTGTCAATGTATCTGTTTGGTTTAAAGTTGAGAGAACATTCTTGTTCTCCTCCAGGATGGAGTTTATATGTTATTTTTTTGACAACTCTCCATCTGATGTTGAATTCTTTGCCGTCTGTTGGTTTTCCGTCTGGCCAATTGATGTTGGCCCTACTTGTGCTAGCATTATCAGCTGCTTCACCTTGAGATTGATTGTTCCAATCGTCGAACGCGCTGGAGATCACTCCTGACGTTAGTTTTGCTAAGCAGTAGTAAATGTCAACTTCTGTTGTGCTTGGTGATTGGTTTGTGATGTTTAGAATGTGTTCACATTGTAGTAGTTGATATTTTGTCCATCGACCAAGCGTAGTGTTTGGTTGTGGGTTTACCCACGCTGCACCATTCCAATACTTTTGGCCTTTTTGTTGTATTTGACTAAGCGCATCGCTTGTGTTGATCCCGTTGGTTACTCCTCCTAGTGCGGTAACGCCTTGTCTGCCTTGAAGACATGTCAATGTTGCTCCACTGTTTAGGATCCATTGAAATTTCTGTTTTGATTTTTGAATCTGATGAAAGGACTTCGGACTTTTGTATATGATGCTAAATCGATATCCATACGGTGGGTCTAATTTAGGGTTTTTTAGGGTTTTTTAGGGTTTTTTAGGGTTTTACCTTTTACATATTTTTTGTTTGTTTTTGTTTTTGTTTTTTTTTTGTCCTTTATGTATAACCTAGATTTTGGTTTTCTTCGTTTTGTTTTGCTTCCTCCAGGGTACGGGTTCTGGTTTTTTGCTCCAAATGAAGCAGCAGCTAACCCTATTGCAGTCTTTGCTGCTGCTTTCCACAATGGGTTTATTTTACCTTTAATTGCCATTAAAAAAAAAATAATGGGGGGTGACACGATTTATATCGTAGTTTAAACAGTGTGCTCTAGGCTATTATTACCCTAGAGCATTTGTGTCAGTGCACACAAATCCCCATTCCCCATTCCTCGCTGCCCCACAGAAAAAAATTTCCGTTTTTCCGTTTCAGGGAAAAAAAATTTCCGTTTTCCCCACACGTTTTGCTATATAAACAGAGTGTTTCCTCAATGAAATATGTCTCGCTCTCGGTCGTTTTGCTTTACTTGGAATAATTACGATGCCGCTGCCGAAACGACAATACAAGGTTTGCCTGGACTTCGGTATATCGTCTATGGACGAGAACTTGCCCCCACCACGGGAACCCGTCATCTGCAGGGGTTTCTATCTTTCACCAACGCGCGAACTATCGCCCGTGTACGTAATTTGTTGCCCGGAGTCCACGTTGACATCGCCAGAGGAACAGCTCAGCAAAACCATGATTACTGTGTTAAAGACGGAGACTTTTACGAGTTTGGAGACATGCCTGCCGCCCGAGCGGACGCCGGAGGCCGAGAACAAGAGCGCTGGGAGCTTGCGCTCGTTAATGCCAAAGCTTCGAACCTTGAAGCTATCCCCGCGGACATTTTGCTCAGATACTATGGGTCCATTAAGCGCATCGGGACGGATTTTGGCCCGCCTCCGCCAGAGGCCCCAGGAACAACCGGAGTTTGGATACACGGACTTGCAGGGTCTGGAAAGACCCGAGCAGTGCACGATGCCTACCCTCAAGCGTTCAGCAAGGACGCGTCGAAGTGGTGGTGCGGTTTTAAAGGCCAGGAGGTTGTCCTGCTCGACGACATCGACCCCAGTCATTCGTCGTGGATCGCTAGATTCCTTAAGATCTGGGGAGATCGATATCCCTTCACTGCTCAGCAGAAAGGAGGATCAGTTTTGATCCGTCCTTTGAAATTTATTGTGACGTCTCAATATAAAATTGAAGATATATTTAATGATACTCCTACTAGGGAGGCTTTGAACAGAAGATATGTTGTAATAGAAAAATTTATTAATCAAAATATAATTATT